GCCGACGCCGGGCACGGTAGGCAGCGGGTTGAGCAGCGCCAGCGTGGTGCCTGACCAGCGCTTGACCGTGCGGCGGGTGCCACTCAGCACGCCGCTGGTGAATTGCAGCGCGCCGAGGTCGAAATAGCCGGCCGCCTGACCGAGCGTCGCGGCTATCAGCGTGGTGGTCGGGCTGCTGCCGACGCTGCCGGTGATCGCATAAGTGACGCGATTGAGTGCACAACCCGTATCGAATAGCGTGTGCTGGCAGCCGGCCTGGTAGAGATTGCGCGGCATTTGCGTGCTGAGGATCTCCAGCGGCGAATTGACCGTCAGATCGATGCTGGCGCGATCGAGGCTCAATTGCGCGACGGTGCCGACAAACATGCTGATGGTGCCGATGACCGTCGTCGGGAAGGTCAGGAAGGCGCGATCGAGGCGCACCGCCGCGCCGTCGAGCACCCCGCTGCAGGCGGCCTGGAACCACGTCAGGCTGCCGAGCAGATCGCTATCCTTCGGCGATATCTTGAGGTTGAGGGTATCGACCTCGAGGCCGATCACCGAGCGCGTCTGGTTACGTTCGAGCACCGGGCCGCCGGCCAGCCAGGTGTGCGAGCCGTCGAAGAGCGCCGCGTCATAGGACGTGAGCCGATAGACGGTACCGCTGGCAAGGGTGAACGTGAACAGATCGGCGATCAGAAATTGCTTGTTGGCCGCCAGGTGGGCGATCAGCGGGGCAGATGCGCTCTTCATACCTTGTTCATCGGGCTGCCGATGAATTGCAGCTTTTTCAGTTCGAACAGGTCCTGCAGAAACTTGTTGAATTCCGCCATGTCCTGCAGGAAGCGGACGCGGTAGTAATACGAGCCGGACCAGGTGATGGTCGCCAATGCCGCCGGCGCGCTGGTGAAGGTCACGGTGCCGCTGCCATCGATCGTATAGGCAACCGTCGGCGTGCCGTTGACCTTGATATTGGTGATGATATTGACGTTGTGCACCGGCTCGCTGAAGGTGCTCCCGGCGCCATAGCCGAGGGTGCGCTGCAGGGTGAAGACGCGCGTGCCGCCGTCGCCGCTGCCGAAGGACTGGTCGACCACGGCGTTGTCTTCCGGATCGGTGAACAGGAAGGAATCGAAGCTGCCCTGGCGGGCGAGGAAGAAGCCGAGCATCTGGCGCAGATCGTTGAAGCTGCCGTGGCGCAGGACCTCATACGCCAGCGTGTAGGTCCACAGCGGATACGCCTGAAAAGCCGCACGCGCCTCGAAACCCGACACCGAGCGCTGCGCCCGGGTGTTGAAGCCGGGCGCCTTGATGGCGTTGAAGGTCAGGCCGGGCAGCCCAGGGAATACGATGTTGCTCATCAGTAGACCTTGCCGAGTGACGAGCTGATGGAGGTCGGCGCGAAGTTGCGGGCGGCGCGGCGCACCGCCGGGCCGAGCACTTCGCTATTGCTGCGGAACCAGTCGCGGACGCCCTGGACATCGAGCGAATGCACGTGCAGGTGCGTGCCGCCGGCGCCGCCGCCATCGGCCAGGCCGCGAATCACATTGGCCGGCCCTTCAGAAAGGACCATTTCCTTTTCATGCAGCTGCGTCATCGGATTTACGCCGGCAGGAATATCGAATCCGTTTTTTGCCGAGGCCACCGACAGGCCGCCCATGACCATGGCCATGGTCTCGGCATAGGCGGCAGCGGCCAAGGCCGGCCCGACGATGGGGATTCCTGCCACGGCGCTGGCCGCGCCGCCGGCCGCCTCGGCCGCTTCAGCGGGAATGACGGCGGCGGCTTCCATTTTCTTGCCGGCGGCGGTGGTAGTGCTTGCGGCGGTTTCGGCGGCGGCCGTTTGCAGCAGGCCCATCTTCTCCAGCGCCAAGCGCAGCACGCTACCCTTTTGCGTGTCGACAGTCTTGGCCAGCTCCATGGCGGCCCAGCGCACGCCGAGCTTGACGGTCATGCTGACGAATTCGGCAGTGATCGAATTCCAGATATTCGATAAAGCCTTTTGCATTGTCGTGGTGCCCTGAATAATTCCGGTCGCGGACTTTTCAAACGCGTTGCCGATCGGTGAGAGCATCTGCTCCCAGCGGGCTTTCGATTCGACGGCCTGCTGGGTCTCCAACTGGGTAACCTGCTGGCCGTGCTGGCGTTGAATTTCCAGCATCTGGTCGAGCAGCTTCTGCAGGGCGACCGGGTCGGTGGAGGGATCACCCAGCGCGGCGGTGATGCGGGCGGCTTGCGCCTCCTGGCGGATGGCGAAGCGGCGATCCTCGAACTGCAGCTCAAGCGCCAGCATCTGTTCTTTGCTGATCTTGCCCAGGGCGAGGTCGCGGGCGGCGAGGTCCTGGTCCATCTTGACGGCATCTTCGCCGACTTTCTCGGCGGCGGTGATCGCCTCGGCATCGAGGCCGCGCTTGTCCTGGTTGGCCTTCTTGAGGATCTCCAGTTGCAAGGTGGCGACCTTGCGCTTGATGGCGGTTTCCTCGGCGCTGCCCTTTTCGGTGAGCGCCTTGCGCGCTTCCCAGTAGGCAACTTCCTGTTGCTTGGAATATTCGCGCAGGTCGTTTTCCGTCTGATATTTGACCTTGGTTTCGGCCAGCTCCGCTTCCCATTCGCCCATGCGCGATTTGTCGGATTTGTCCTTGCCCTTACCGTCCTTGCCGAAGTCGTAGCTGGGGCCGCCCATTTCCGGCGCGCTGCTCACCTTGGCCGCCGGCCTGTCGTAAGCAGTGGCCCAGATGGTCTTGATCTCACCGACGGCGGTCTTGTTCTTGTCGATGATGTCGCCGAGGATGCTGCCGGCCGCGCTGAAGTTGCCATGGAGAAATTGCACCGCCGCGGCAGCCAGGCCACCCAGTGTTTCGCCGACGCGGGTGATGGTGACCCAGACGGTCTGCGCCGCCGCCGCCACGGTCAGTAGTACGTTGCTGAATACTTCGCCCATGGCCGGCGCTTCCTTGCCCATCCAGGCGCCCAGCTTGACGAAGGCCGGCGTCAGGGCGTTGCCGAACTGCACCTCGAGCGACTTGCCGACCAGGTTGAGGTCGCGCATCTGCTCCTTGTATTGCTTGGCCTGGGCGACGCCATCCGGGCCGACGATCAGGTGCAGTTCCTTGGCGCGTTTTTCCGCCTCAGCCATGGTGTCGGCGGTGAGTTTGAGGATGGGCTTGATTTCGGCCCAGCCCTTGCCATAGACCTGCATGCCGGCGATGTTTTGCTGGATGGGGTTGTGGATGGCGACCAGCTTCTGGTTGACCTCGGCCATGACATCAGTGACCGGGCGATATTGGCCGGTCGAGTCCTTGACCTTGACGCCCATTTCTTCGAACGCCTGGCCGTTGCTGCCGATCTGCTTCGACATCTTCTGGCTGGCGGTGATCAGCGTATCGGCTTCCATGCCGATATGGTTGAGCGCCACCTTCATGACGCTGGCCTGTTCGGTGGTGATGCCGAGCGACTTGGCCAGCTTTTGCGATTCGCCGGCCCATTCGTTGCTGGCGTTGATGACGCCCTTGAAGGCAGCGCCACCGGCGATGACGGCGGTGAAGGCGAGGAAGGTGCCGTGAATCTTCTGAAAGGCGCTGTTGAGCGAACCCATCGCGCCCTGCATCTGATCGGCCATCTGCTTGACCTGCGCCGTTGCCTTTTCGGTGGCGGCCTTCAGGTCGTCGATGTTGCCGCCGATACTCAGGCTTGCGTCATTGTTGGCCATGTTTTCGTCTCAAGTATTCTTCGCTGGACATCACCGGCGGCAATGTCGTGGTCGGCATCATCGCCAGCAGGGCCTGCATGTCATCGCTGCTCGGTTCCTGCGCCGCGCCTGCGGGCGCTGCGGGGGGCGGATCGGCCGGCTTGAAACCCAGAAAGGCAGCGATGCGCGCCAGCTGGATGGCCGGCGGCGGTAGGCGGCGCCACTGGGCATTCAAGGCAGTCAGGCGGGGGATATCGACTTGCCAGAGCACAGTGTCCCAGGTCCAGCCGGTGCTGCTGCAGACGTGTGCAATGACCTCATCCCAGTCGATCTCCCCGCTTACGCTTCCCCCGGTGGCAGCTCCTTGGCGACGGCGTTGTTCACCTCGGCGAAGGCCTGCGTCAGTTCGAGCGCATTGGTGGCGTCGATATTCCACAGGAAGAAATCGC